GTTATCCAATGATTAACTATGACATTAATTATGGTGGTTTAGCATTTAGTGAGACTTGGGAGGTTGAGGATTTTAATCCAGCAGTAAAAGCTAAAAAGTATTTAGATGAAATATTTAGTTCTGTTGGTTATTCTTACACATCAACATTTTTGACTAGTGATTATTTTAATAGTTTAATAGTTCCTTTTTCTAGTAAGGAATTTAAGTTAACAGAATCAACTATTAACAATAGAGTTTTTAGTGCTTTTAATTCTAAAGTAGCACAAACTACAACAGCTTTCACAACTTTAACTAGTGGAACTCTTACTGGCATGGGTACAACTAGCTATGATATAAATCAAATTGTACCACAGACTGAAAGCTATGACGCTGGAAATGTTTACAATAATTTTATGGGTGTTTATACTGTTAATGGTACAGGTAGTTACAATATAAATGCTATGTTAAAATTACAAGGTTTATTCACAGCACCCTCAGCAACTCCTACAGCTGGCTCTAATTATTTCTCTATTTGTGGATTTCATGGTTATGTCTCTTTAAATAGATACACTTCTGGCAATGTTTTTATTAATACTTTAGATTCTCAGAATTTTGTAATTACACCAGGTTCTGACGCTGTAGCACCAGGAGCAACAGTTACAACTACAAACACCCCAGTTAATACAGCAGACCCAGCTACAACTCAAAACAATTATTTTACAGGGAGTCTAAGGTCGCCAGGTTATATAGAAGTAGATGGATATAGTAACAGCTCTCCTCCAAATAAATACTTTATAAGTGCTAACAATGTTAGGTTAAATCATGGTGAAAAATTAAAATTAGAATTGCTTTTTACATGTAGGTCTACAGATGCTTATCATCAATTTATAAATTTTTATCAATCAAATGTATTTTGGAGAGATTCGGCTAATAATACTTATGACGCAGCACCAAACTCTTTTAAATTAAAAATATCTGATAGTTATTTTAATAACGAGGTAGTTAATAGTGGTTATGCTGAGTCTGATAATATTGACATGAACTCTGCTATTCCAGCAAAGGTTAAACAAAAAGATTTTGTCAAGTCAATTATTAAGATGTTTAATTTATATATTCAACCAGACCCAGCAGACGAAAAGAATTTATTAATTGAACCTAGAGACGATTTTTATAATAATGAAATAACTGACTGGAGTGCTAAACTAGATAAGAGTCAAACTGTAGAGTCTAAGCCTATGGGAGCTTTAAACTATAAAGATTATTTATATAGCTATAAACAAGACAATGACTATTACAATGAATTATATTATAACACTTGGGATGAGGTTTATGGACAGGCTGACTTTAGTATTAATAACGACTTTTTAAAAACACAACATAAGACAGAACTTATCTTTTCACCTACTCCAAGCGTTGGTCAATTGTGGTATGACAGAGTAATACCAACTATTATTAAATATGATGACAAAGATGGAATCCAAAGGACTGAGGCTAATATAAGGATTCTACAATGGGGAGGATTAAAAGACACAGACCAGAACTGGCTACATAGTGACTCTAATGGTGTTACTTTTAAAACGCAATATCCTTATGCTGGAATGTATGACGATCCTTATAATCCTAGTGAAGACTTAGGGTTTAATTTAACTAATGAAATATATTGGGCAAATGTTTTTAATAATGTTATAACTTTTAACAATACTAACTTATATAATAAATTTTATAAAAAGTTTATAGAAGAAATTACAGACCCAAACTCTAAAATAGTTAATGGTTATTTTTATTTAACTCCTAGTGATATAGCTAATTTAAGTTTTAAAAAACAATACTATTTTGAAGGTCAATATTTTAGACTAAATAAAGTAGAGAATTACAACCCATCTAATCCACTTACTAAATGTGAATTTCTTAAAATAAATGAAGCTACTGTCTTTAGTAGGTCCACAGTCGCTAGTCATGGAGGAGTAAATTTAAAACTAGATGGTGAGAAAGTTCCAACTTTTGGAAATGGTAATGGAACAGCAACTAATGGAAACAGCATAGGAAACCAATCTGTTAATGCTATAGGAACTAATAACTATATAAGTGGAACTGTTCAAGGTGCTACTATTAGAGGGTCAAATAATACAGTTCAGTCAGGAGCTACAAATATAGATATTAAAGGAGATGGAAACACTGTGTCATCTGGAGTTAAAAATGTGCAGTTAATTAACTCTAATAACCAAACTGTAACACAGTCTAATGTTGTTTATGTAAATGATGAAATTCAAGGAACTGGAAGTTTTGAAACTGTAAGTGTAGATTTTAACCCTAGTGAAAACGTAAGAACTTATTTAGTAGACACGCAAAGTGCAAGCATAGATGTTGTGTATGAGGCAAATTATCAAACAGCAAACAGCTTGCCTCATGTTGGTAAGATATGGACATTTAAAAAATTACATTCAGCAAATCAAGTTGTTATAGACGCTAGTCAAATTAATGCAACTATAGACGGAAACACTACTCACACTTTAACTAGTAATGGTGCAACTGTTTCAATGATGTGGGATGGTCAACAATTTAACATAATATAAAATGGCAGAAAAAGTAGCTTTAGAAATAGATATAAATGCAAAGGGAGCAACTACCTCACTAGGACAATTAGAGGAGGAAGCGGAAAGATTAAACGAGGAATTAAGAAAAGTTCCTTTAGGGACTAAGGCTTTTAAGGATTTAAAACAAGAGTTAGTCGGTGTTAATAAACAAATTAAAAACACTGAGCTATCTATGGAGGCACTTGATAACGAACAGGTGGCCTCTGAGCTTGGTTCTGTTGCTGGTGCTGTTGGTGACGTTTCTGCTGCTTTTATTCTACTAGGTGGTGGAGGTGGTGCTATTGAGGACACTGTAAGAAACATTGAAAAAGCTATTGGAATCTCTATGGCTTTTAAAGGTGCTATTGAAGGGACTCAATCTGCTATGAAGTTATTTAATAATATTATTAAAAACTCTACAGCGTTTCAAAAGTTAAACAATGCTACAACTATAGTAGCCTCAACTGTTATGGGCTTATTCACTAAGTCTGTAGACACGACATCTAAATCGTTTAAGTTTTTAAGAGGTGCAATTATAGCTACTGGAATTGGTGCTTTAGTTGTGTTAGTTGGTGAGTTAATAGCAAACTTTGATAAAATTAAGAATGCTATAAATGGAGTTAATGATGCTAGCAAAGAACTTCAAGCAAGTACAAAAGCAACAACAGAACTAAACAAGAAAAACCTAGAGACACTAAACAACCAAGAAAACATCTTAAAACTACAAGGCAAGACAGAACGTGAGATTTTAATGATGAAAATTGACGGACAGAAAAAAGTTGTTGAGTCAATAAAAAACGAATTAGCTGCACAAAAAGTAGTTAACGAGGAAAAGATACAAGGTAGTAAAAGAAACCAGAGAGTTTTACAGTTTACAATTAAGTTATTGTCTGCTGCTCCATTATTGTTATTAAAGACTATTGACTTTTTAGGTGAGGGAGTAGAAAAGTTAATTAACTCAGTCACACAAAGTGCAGTTGGAAAAAAGATTTTTGGACTAGAACCTATAGACGTTGATTTCGGTTTAAGTGAAAAAGCTAATAAATTAATTGAAAAAGCTAGCACTTTAGTTTTTGACCCATCAGAAACAGAGGAACAAGGAAAAGAAGACTTAAAGAAACTAGAGGAACAATTACTCCAGCAAGAAAATGCTTTGGCTGGTTTTCAGTTAAGAGTCATTGACATGGATGCTAAAGCAGCTAAAGTCAAACAGGATAAAATAGACAAAATTGAGGCAGATGCTAAATCTAAAAAAGCTAAACAAGACGCTAAAGACTTAGCAGAAAAATTAAGACTAGAAAAAGAAGAGGAAGACAGAAGAAAATTTACATTAGAAGAAAAAGAAAGACTAGAAAATGAATACACACAAAGTATATTAAGCAATCAAATACAAGAGGAAAATGCTGTCCATGATAAGTATTTTGCTTTAATAGAAGCAGCTAAACAATATGGTGAAGATGTAACAGTCTTAGAAGAAGCTAGAGAACACGAAATAAATGAAATAAAAAAGAAATTTGCTAAAGAAGATTTAGAAAGACAGCAAGCTGTAGAAGATGCTAAAATAGGTTTAGCTATTGACGGAGTAGGTGCCTTAATAAACTTAACTTCTGCCTTTGCTAAAGACAATGAAAAGAGTCAAAGAAAAGCATTTGAGATAAATAAGAAACTACAAATAGCTCAGGCTATTATGTCAACTTATCAAGGTGCTAACGCTATTTTTTCTGCTGCTGCATTAAACCCAGCAACAGTCTTATTCCCAGCTCAACCGTTTATTGCTGCTGGAATTGCTATAGTCAATGGATTGGCTAACGTGGCTAGCATATCTAAACAACAATTTCAGACTAGTAGTCCTGGAGGTGGTGGAGTTCAAACTCCCTCTTTTGGTGGAGGCGGAGGAGGTGGAGGAACACCCCCAACACTACAACCAGCTAACACTAGCACACTAGTACCTCAACAACAAACTCAAGTATTTGTAACTGAAACAGATATAACATCAACACAAAACTCTGTCGCTGTAATACAAGGACAGGCAACATTTTAAATAAAAAACAATGGAAGATAAAACAGATTTACTAGAATTAATAATTGACGAAGAGGATGAGTCTGGAGTGGATTACATCGCACTCGTAGACAGCCCAGCCATACTCAGTAACTGGCAATCATTTAAGAAACATGAGTTTGAAGAGACGTTTAACGACTATCCAGATTCAGCGTCTAACAACGCAAAAAAAGCTATAGAATATAAAGAAGAAAACAATTCAGATTGTGGCACTCAAGTTGGTTGGACTAGAGCTAGACAGTTAGCTAATAAAGAAAATATTAGTTGGGAAACTATTGGTAGAATGGCTAGTTTCAATAGACACCAACAAAACAAAGACGTGCCTTATAGTGAGGGCTGTGGTGGTTTAATGTGGGATGCTTGGGGAGGAACTTCTGGTGTTAATTGGGCAATCAATAAAATGAAAACTAAAGACAAATATAAAACAGCTTTTAAGATTCAAGACGAAGATAAAAGAATAGTAAGCGGATATTTCATGAAAGCAGATTTGCCTATTATTAGACTAAACGACCAGAATGAGAAATACTATGTAGTCTTTAGAAAACCTACAATTGAAAAGATAGTCAATAAATTCTTTAAGAATAATTATAATTCTAATATTAATTTAATGCATGATATAGACTACAAAGATAATGGGGTCTATGTGATTGAGTCTTTAATCATAGATAGTAAAAGAGGAATAAAAGCTCCTGACGGTTTTGAGAATGCTCCAGATGGTTCTTGGTGGGGATCAATGAGAGTAGAGAATGACGAAGTTTGGCAAATGGTCAAAGACGGAACATTTAAAGGATTCTCTGTAGAAGGAATATTTGGAGAGGCTAAAGCAACTAAATATCCTACTACTTTAATTAGTAAAATTATTTCAGTAGTTAAGAAATACAAAGAAAAACATTTGTAATTGTTAAACTATAAATAATTTGTTATATATATAATAGTATAAATAATATATATTATGAGTGAATTAAAAGAGTTATTCAATGAGATTAAAAGCATTTTTAAAACTGAAGGTGTTGACATTGAAAACGATTCTAAGGAATTTGCTGAAACTACTGAAAACAACGTGGAAGAAACTACTGAAACTGTAAAGGAAAAATTTGAGGATGTTGTACTGGCTGACGGTACAGTAGCTCAGGTTGAGCCTGAAGTGGTTGTAGGTGCTGCTGTAGTTGTTGACATGGATGGTGAACTTTTGCCAGCTCCAGACGGTAGACATGAATTATCTGATGGTAGAGTTATCTCTACTGAGGGTGGTGTGATTGTCGAAGTTGAGGAAGCTGAGGAAGAGGCTGAGCCAGAAGTAGAAGCAGAATCTGTAGAAGAGGAAGAAATGTCTAGTCCTTTAAGTGAAGCTCAAGAAAGAGAAGCTAAAAAGATTATAGAGTCTGTTGTGACTGAAAAAGTTTTCGGAATGGAAGCTACTATTTCAGAAGAAAACAACGAACTAAAAGAAGAAATAAATAATCTTAAAGAGTCTTTTTCTATGTTGCTAAACTTAACAGAGAAAATGTTAGAAGAGCCAACTAAAAGCGAAGTGGTTAAAAGACCATCTAGTTTTAAGGCTTTAAAAAAAGAAAATAAAAAAGACATAATAAGTGTCTTAAAAAGTAAAAATATAATAAAATAAAAATTATGAGTTTTGATGTTTCGGCTTTGGCCGCATATACCGAACAAAATGCAATGGACTTAATTATTAAGTCTGTAGCTGGTGGTAGACTTTCAGAATACGCTAACCTTCAGGATGGTGTCAAAGGTCCTACTACAATTAATATATTATCTAGTGATGTTGTTTTTCAAGCTGACGGATGTTCTAGAAGTGCAAGTGGTTCTACTACTTTGTCACAAAGAACTATTACTCCTGGTGCTGTTGCAATTCATGAGGATTTATGTATGACTGATCTAGCTGCTAAATATACAGCAGTTATGTTAAAAGCTGGTTTAACTGGTGAAAAAGAAGAGATTCCTTTTGAGGAATTATATTTCCAAGAAAAAGTTGGTAAACTACAGAAAGCTATTGAAGTAGCTGACTGGCAAGGTGACACAACTTCTGGAACTGCTAACCTATCTAAGTATGATGGATTAAATAAAATTATTGCTGCTGCTACTGCTATCAATGGTAACCCTTCTGGAATTACTATTGCTACTGGTGTTACTGCTGCTAATGTTATTGGAATTCTTACTGGAATGGCTGAGTTGATGAGTGAAGATATCATGGACGCAGACGATTTGAAATTGTTTGTAGGAATGGATACTTTCTTGAAGTACCAAAAAGCTATAGCTGATGGAAACTATTTCCATTATGTTGTAGATGGTGGTTATACTTCTGAACTTCCATTAATTGGATTTCCTAATGTGACTGTTTGTGCTACTCCTGGTCTTTCAGGACTAAACACTGGTAACTGTTACCTAATGAGAGCTTCAAATATTTACGTTGGTGTTGACTTACCAGGTGAGGAGTCTAACGATGTTAGAAGCTGGTACGATGATAATGACAGAATCTATAAAGTTACTATGGCTTTTAGAAGAGGTGTGAATGTTGCATTTCCTGACCAAGTTGTAGAATTCTTATTAGCCTAAATTTAATGGGGGTTTAATTACCCCCTTTTTTAATAACTGTTAGCTGAAACGCTAACTAACTGAAAATCAATTAATTATGTCATGTGTACTTAGTAATGGACAAGCTAGGGATTGCTCAGATAGCTTAGGCGGAATAGTAGAAGTATTAATCTCAGAGAGAGATAATGTAACTGCTACTACTGTAGCTAACGGAGACATTTCTGCTATTACGCAATCAGGAGCAACTAATTTCTATAGATACGAGTTAAAGAAAGAGTCAGGGAGTTTGACATCTACAGCAACTGTAGACCAAGCTGGAGGGACTTCTTTTTACGACAATGTTGTAGCTTTCACTATTAATAAAATGAGTGCTGCTAAATCTAACGAGATTAAGATGCTTATGCTTGCAAGATTGTTCGTCATTGTAAAAGATAACAACGGTGTTTATTGGGCTTTAGGAAATGATAACTTTGCAGAAGGTTCGTCTTTGGTTGGACAAACTGGGCAAGCTTATGGAGACCCTAACCAATACCAAATAGAAATTACTGACAAGAGTCAGTTCCCATGTTATGGGGTACAGTCATCTGTAGTGGCTGGTTTGACAATTAGTGCTTAATTGTTCTTTGTTGTATGAAAGGGGGGTGGGTTAAACTGTCCCCTTTTTTTAGTAAATTTGAATTATGTTAAAAAAACAATACGTAGGAAAAACAGTTCACTTAAAACATTTTAGTATTTTAGTAACTGAAGAAAATATCCCAACTCTAAAGAAATTAGACATTGATTGGGTTTTTGAAACGAAGAAAAAAAAGAAAAATGATAGTGATAAATAAGAACACTACAACTAATTTTGTAGCTACCTTATTTGAACTTAGTCAACTAACAAACCCAGATTATTTATTTGAGTTTGAGAGTGACCAGACTAAGACTAAATATTATACTATCATTACAGACATAAGCACTAATAAAAGTAGATATAACGAATTTAACTTTGTAGAGGGTACTAATAACCCAACTAGTGGAAGTCTAGACTTAGGGTCACCAGGCTTTTATAACTATAAAGTTTATGAACAAAACAGCACAACAAACCTAGACCCAACAGGACTAAACGAAGTAGAACAGGGAAAAATGAAATTAATAGATTCAACTTATCAACCGTCATTTACTCAGCATTCAGTTTCACCAACTACAAATGTAGTATATAACCCAGGACAATGAGCGTAAAATTAATTCCGTTAAATTTTGGAGGGTATGAATTACCTGAGTTTAAAGAGTCTAAGAAGGGTGACTGGTACGAATACGGAACAGACAGACCTTATAAAAACACTTACCCAGACTACTTAACTAAACTCTATAATGAGTCTAGTAAACATAACCAAATTATTAATAGTAAAGTTAAGTTTATAACTGGTCAAGGTTTTGTCATAGATGAGAAATTGACATTCACAGAGAAGGCTTATGTTAATGGATTTATTAAACATCCTAATGAAGATGAAAACCTAGACGATTTAATTGGTAAACTAGCTAAAGACAAAAAGGTTTATGGTGGTTTTTGTCTACAGGTTAGAATGTCTAAAAACAATAAGATAGCAGCTATTAACCATATAGATTTCGCCGATGTTAGAGCAGGTGTTGACAATGACTTGTATTATTATACAGACGATTGGTCCGCAAGAAACCCAAAAAATAATGATGACTTTAAAGTTTTACAGTCGTTTCCTTACAATGAAGATGCTAAACCTGATGTTGACTATGTTATCTATTACAAAGAATATAGACCAGACTTAGGTGCTTATCCACTTCCTGACTATGTTTCTGCTATACCTTATTTAGAGTCAGATGCTGAGATTGCAAACTTTACATTAAGTAATATTAAAAACAATCTTTCTGCTGGCTATATAATCTCTTTTAAAAATGGTCAACCAAATGACGAGGAAATGGCTGAGATTGAAAGAAGGTTTAAGGGTTACGCTACTGGTGCTGACAATGCTGGAAAGCCTTTGTTATCATTTACAGACCAAGCTTCGGACCATCCTGAAATTATGCCAATTCCAGTTAATGGACAAGACGAAAGGTTTATAAACCTAAACAACCAAATAAGAGAAGAAATATTCACAGCTCATGGAATAACTAGCCCACAACTTTTCGGCATAAAACAAGATGGAGGAAGTGGATTAGGAAACAATGCAGATGAAATAGCTGTAGCTAGTCAACTATATCAGAATCTACAAATTGACCCAGAACAAAAAGTATTTAACGAGTTAATTAATTCTATACTTAACTATAATGGTGTTAATGGTGAACCTTTAAGAATACAGAAAATAGAACCTGTCCAAAGATACTTTAGTGAGACTGCTGTTCTAGGTGCTATGACACAAAACGAATTAAGAGAGAAAATAGGATTGCCACAAAGCGAAGTGGAGACTAACAAAGTAGCTGAAGCTATTGGAATACTAAGTCCACTTGTAGCAACTAAAGTCCTAGATAATATGTCTATTGAAGAAATTAGACAGCTTATTGGTTTGACTGGTAGTGTTTCAAGAACTACAGAGAGTCTTAAAAAAGAGTTTAAAGACGTAGAGGATGAAATATTATTTAACCAACTAGAAGCAACTGGAATAGACATAGAAGATATTGAGACGGTCCAATCTTTTGTTAAACCTATTACAAGTTTAGAAGATGCTAGACAATTTGAAACAGAACTTTTAAAGGACTATAAATTTGCTATTGACAGAGTATTGACTGGAGTTGAAAAAAGTATCTTAGACCTTCTTATTGACAATCCTAATATGCCTGTGACTGAAATAGCTGAGGCTTTACAATTACAACAATCTGAGGTCAATGATTTAATATCTGAGCTACAGAATGCTGGTGCTTTAGACAATGACTTTAAACCTACTGAGGATGCTAAACAAAGTATTCAAAGACCAGAGGATGAAACATTTATAGTTTATAAGTATGCTGAAAGACCTGACGCTCCAGCAGTACAGACACAGAGTAGACCTTTTTGCATAAGAATGATGGCTTTGTCTAGAGTGAAAAGATATACTCTACAGCAATTAGAATTATTAACTAATGATTTTGGACAGTCTGGTATTGACATATTTACTAAACGAGGAGGATGGTATAACAATCCAAACACTGGACAGACAACTCCTTATTGTCGACACATTTGGGAAATGCAAATAGTACGTAAAAAGAAATGAAATTAAGTAGTTATCAAATATTAAAACGTAGAAAGCTGGCTGCTGAGGCTGAGGCTCAAATGATACAAGATGACTTGGAGGCTTTAGTGTTACAACCATATAGCAGTAGGGCTAAAAATGTTAGAAACGAAATTAAAATTAAACACGATATATAATGGCAGTTTTATTTATATCCGAACAATATGTAAAGAATACAACTTTAATCGATTCTAATGTCGATATTAGATTGATTTTACCGTCAATTAAAGACTGTCAGGAGTTAAGAATACATCCAATATTAGGGACTCCATTCTATGAAGATTTAAAAACTAAAATAACTGCTGGAACTTTAAACAGTGACGAAGTTAATTTACTGGACGTATATATTGCCCCAGCTATGGCTCAATGGACAGTTTATGAGTGTAGTACTTCAATGCTATTTAAATATAGAAACAAATCTGTAGCGACTAAGAACAGTGAGAATAGTAATCCTATTAGCTACCAAGACTTGCAATATCTTAGAGACGAATGGAAGAACAAAGCAGAAGAAAGAGAAGCTAGGTTAATAAACTACTTATGTGACAATGATAATCTATTCCCTAAGTATAAGGAAACTAGTGACGATTTACACCCTAGAAAAACAGCTTACCAAACTAGTTTTTATTTAGGTGGTAGCAGTAGAAGTGATTGCTGGAGAGACGAATATAGAAATAGTGAAAAATGATATTAACCTATAATCAAATATTAAAAGAGTTTAAGACTTTTGCTACTAACCATAAGCAAATAGAGAACTTTGGCAATGGTGATTTGTGGGAAATTGTAGAACATAACCAACTAGCAGACTTTAACTATCCTTTGTTTTGGGTAGCTGACCAGCCAGCTAATTTAGGTGATGGGACTTTTACTTGGAATTTTAATGTTATGGCTATGGACTTAGTAAACAAAGACGAGTCTAATGAGAATGATGTAAAGTCTGACATGTGTCAAGTGCTTTTAGATTGTGTTTCATACTTTGAACAAAAGACTGCTACTAGTAATAATGTAGATTGGTTAAAAGTTAATTTAGTTAGATCAGGAACTTTGACTAGTTTTACAGAAAGATTTGAAGACGAATTAACAGGATGGGGAATGAATATAGGATTTAGACTTCCTTTTAGTTATAATAATTGTGATTTACCAATAGAATAAAGATGGCGATATTTTACAACCCAAATAGAAAAAAAGGTTTATTTTACATGCCGTCTGGTGCTACTGGAGGGGATAGACTAGCTATTCAATATAGTGCTGCTAGATTTTGTGAAGATGGAACAGACCCAATTCCTGGAATAACTGGAGACACTGGGGGAACTTTTTCTAGTACTACTGGACTAGTATTTATTTCTACTTCTACTGGACAAGTTGACTTATCTGCTTCTACTCCTGGAAGTTATGTTGTGACTTATACTGCTCCAAGTTCTGACACTGCAACAACTTCTATTTCTATAGACTCTATTCCTGTTGTTTCTGCTGGTGCTGACGTTGCTATATGTACTGGAAACAATACTGTGTTAACTGCTTCAGGTGCTACTACTTACTCATGGTCCACAGGACAAACAGGTGCTAGTATAACTGTTGATCCTACAACAAACACTACTTACACAGTGACAGGTTTTAATGGAGCATGTTCTGCTACAGACTCTGTAGACGTAACAGTTTATCCTTTACCAAGTGTTAGCATTTCAGGAACTTTAACTTATTGTATTGGTTCAAATACTACATTAGATGCTGGAAGTTTTGTTTCTTATTTATGGTCTAATGGTGAAACAACGCAGACTATTAGTGCAACTGCTGGTAATTATACTGTAACAGTAACAGACTCTAACGGATGTTCTAACACATCTGC